AGGCTCTGGACATTCACCTGCTAGGTGCTGCTGGAGAAATGGCAGTGGCCTCCTACTTAGGCATGAAGCCATTGCTTTATCAGGAGACTGAAGCTAAGCGCGGCTCCGACGATTTGCCCGGCATTGATGTGAAGACCAGGAGCAAGCACAAATATGATTTAATTGTGCAGAAAAACGAAGATCCTCGGAAAAAATTCGTTTTAGTTACGATTGAGGACAAAACTACGCTCATCCATGGCTGGTGCTATGGGGAGGAAGCGATGGAGGAAAAATATTGGGCGGATCCTGCTCGCGGACGCCCTGCATATTTCGTGCCCAAAGAAAAGTTGCGCAGCATGGATGAACTTGCATGAAGCTTAAATGCAGTGAATTTGCCAAGCTAGTTCTGCAACTAGAGCTATGGCCTGAGCAAAAACGTATTCTTGATGCCTACTTCGGCGGAGACAAGACACACGCCGTATGGGCCCTAGGGCGACGCTGCGGCAAAACGCTCATGGCTTCCATTGCAGCGCTCTATGCCTGTTTCGTCCTGGAAGACCAATACAAGAAGCGAGTGAGGAAGTCTGAAAAGTTCTACATCCTTACCATTGCAAACGATCAAAGCCAGGCAAAGCTTGCCCTGAACAACATCCGTCAATTACTCATGGACTCTCCTCTGGTGGATGAAATCACCAGGGAGACTGCCACCGAAATTGAAGTGAGCAATAATTGCGTGTTCCAGGCCATTCCAGCATCAGCTCGTGCTTCTCGTGGTAAAGCCGTGGTGATGCTCATCATGGACGAGCTGAGCTTTGCTCTTGAAGGCGATGCCAACCGTGGCGCTGGCGCCATCTATCAAGCTCTGTCGCCGTCCATTGCACAGTTCGGCAAGCACGGGCGCATCCTAGAGCTGTCTTCACCCTGGCTCACTGATGGCCTGTTCTATCAGCATTACTGTGAGGCCACGTCTGGCGACTATCAGTTCATGCAGGCGGAAAACCTGCCCACTTGGACAGTCAATCCAAATTTGCCATGGGGATGTCCGTTCCTTGAAGCTGAACTAAAGCGCGATCCAGAGAAATTCTGGGTGGAATACGGCGCTCAGTTTGCCAGAAACAATTCAGCATTGTTAGCGGCGGAAATTGTTGATACTTCAGTGAATAAAGAGCGAGGCATTTTGTTCCCACAGCGAGAGTTAATGGGAACGTATGTACTAGCGCTTGACCCCGCTCGTGGTGGTGTGGGACGAGACGATTACACGGCTTGCATTGTGCATTATGAAGGCGAGCGGCTAGTGGTGGACAAGTTCCATGCCTTTGAGCCTGACTTTGACATTGGCGGCAAGAAGGAAGTGAACATCGCCAAAGTAGAAGAATGGATTAGAGAGCACCATCGTATTTACGACTTCCAAAGTATTGTGCTTGACCAGTTCAACAGCTCCGGCACCATTCAAAGCATGTCGAAGGATTTTCCCATTGCTGAACTTGCATGGTCTGTTAGCACCAAAATGAAAGCATTCAGCAAGATGAAGGAACTATTTAATGCTGGCCTTATTGAAATGTATCCTCATGAGAAAGCAGTGAAGCAATTAAAGAACCTTAGTGTTATTTATAGGAGTAGTGGGCAATGGGCAGTGACTGGTGGTAAGGAGGTCGGAGTAGACGACTATGCATTTGCTTTAGCTGGCGCCATTCTTGAAGCTTCTAAAGATAATGACATAGATTGGTTGAATAGTCTGGTGCGTTGATCACCAGTAGAATTTTCAAGAATTTACAATTATTACTTACTTTGGACAATGAGTCATTTTGATCTTTCTTTAAAGGAGGCGTCTTATCTTGTTGCATTGTTAGAAGCTGATCGCCAAACTGCTCTTCAATTATTAGCTGCTGATCATTTCTACGAACCCTCTCTGCTGCCTCGCTTAAAAAAGTTTTATCAGCAATTAAAAGTGGAGCAACTTGCAAAGAAACCAGACGCTGAATAGACTGGCTATACATGCTTTCCTCCCATGGCTCTCTCCAAGGCTGCTGAAGAGGCGTTTCATGCTGCCATTGAGGCTGCCTATGCCATGCAAGAGCCTGGCGTGAGCATGGAAGATCGTGAGCTGGCCGAAAAGGCCTATGTTCACCACATGCAGCAATATTATTGGTTCAATGGGGAAGGCAGCAGGGAGGACTGGTGGGACAAGGAGTGCTCGCTGTTCCCTGATTCCCCGCGATGCAAGCTTCATGACCTTTAGCCATGGTTGGACTGTTGTTCATCCTCCATGGCGAGACAAGGGAGATTGTGGTGCCTCTCCACGAAGCCAGGCGCGTGCATAAGCAACTATGCCTAGAAGGAGCGGTTGTGTTCTGGAGCTGGCGCTGTTAAGCTTTTAAGGCTTCCCTGCAGGAGCCCGTTGGCCAACGGCACCAGTATCCTCGTCAATGCTGGTTTTTTTGGATTCCGTGGATGAGTTGAAGCATTCATGGCTCTCGCTGACAGAACCACAGGCCGCACCTGTTCATTCCCTAATGCGGGATAGGTTCTGTCTCACGCCCCTGTAGCCCAATAGGCAGTAGGCAAGCGACTTAAAATCGCTCAAGTGCCAGTTCGACTCTGGCCAGGGGTATTATTGACTCACGCAATGAGTGGTTTCACTCAATGAAGGGGTGGTTTTGTTCCAATGCCGGATTACTCCTGCAACAATAAAAGCGTTAGTAACCATATAAGAAATAAGAACAATAGTTCGCACAAAAGCGATAACGTCTGCTTCTTTTTCATTCATCCCTTCCTTCGGCCCCAAGGCTTTCGCCCAGATCCTCCATAGTCTTCGCCTCTTCTTCATGAATCCAAGCCTTTAGTTCGCGCACGTAAGTTCTAAGTTCGTCTGCCTTGTCGGCATGCCAAGGGTCGCCATGGAGAAGAAATAGTTCAGTGTGATTGTCAATGGCTTTCAATAAATTATGAATGGGCGTGTTCCATTTGCAGCGAATGGGCGTATTAAACGTCCTTCGGTCGCTCACGGTCCTTGAAGAAGTCTTTAATTAACTCTAATGGCACTGGCGAAAAATCATTCCTTTCTAAGCAAGTGTTAAAGAATCTTTTATCTAAAGAGCCGTCGTCATTTCTCACCTCGTGCCAATGCAAGTGACCATGGACATTACCGAAGTAGCGCCCCGTAATGTTCTTGGGATGGACAGGGATGTGTGTGAAAATTAAGCCGTCTCTATAGAAGGCTCCCCTCACGTCGTCAAAGTACTTTAAATAGTCCGTTGCCCTGTAAATGTCATGGTTACCCATGACTAATACTTTCCTCCCATTGAATCTGTCTAGTAGCTTCAGCGCAGACCGTGGAATGGCTACATCGCCAAGAATGTAAAGACGATCTTTAGCGTGGACCACTTTATTGAAACGCTCAATGAGCGTCTCATGCATTTCTTCGATGGAGGAGAATGGGCGCACTGGCGTGCCATCAGGATTGGCAAAGGACAACATCTTGACGTGTCCAAGGTGCCAGTCTGAGGTGACAAAGGCGCTCAATGCAGGAAAAGCGGGGCTTCCAATGTAGCAACAGCGGAATGCCCCGCAGCATCAAGAGCCGTAGGAGGGTAGATTCACGTTGGAGGCTTCAAAGAAGGCAATCTGACGGCTGCGGCGGGAGTCTTCCATGCCAGAAGCCTTGCCTTCCCAGAACAGGCGCTCAGAACGCTTCATCCAAGCATCCTTGTCCAGCCATTGATCGTCGCTCTTGCCCAGGTGCTCAAACAGCCAGCCAGCAGTGGCAATACGAAGCTTGTTCAGGCTCTCCGTCTCCTTCTCGCCCAGCTCCTTGGCCACTAGACCATGGACGCCACAATGCACTTGCTCATCACGGCTAATGTCAGCAGACACCGTGCGCATGCCAATGTTGCCATTGAAGCGGAAGAACGGCAGTGCCACAAAGAAAATAGAACGCTCAATGATGGACACTTTATGAATGGGGTGGGCGGGGTGCTCCAGCCACACCTTCAAGATGTTCTTCACTTCCCGCTCAGCTTTTTCGTCAGTGCCATAAGCAGCAGCAACGTAGTTCAGAGCCTCATCATGACGCTCTTCGTCCGTCTGGTTAGAGCGCAACGCTTCAACGATGCCAGGCGTGGAAGGAAGCTCTTTCTGCAGCCCCTGCTCCAGAAGATCCTTCACGGGCAGTTCAAGGTGGCGCAGAGCAATGGTCTTGAAAAGTGTGGATTCAGCGCCTTCCTTTACAGGCGAATTGTCCACTGGCGTGGCTTGCCAGGGACGTTTCTTGGCGATCATTGCTGAATAGGGGCTCTTCTCAAGGACGG